TCGTCATTTAAAGAAAAATGCATAATACTCTTTATATGAGTTTGTTCGGTGACTGGATGAATAATCTAGAACACTACAAAACAGAATTTTCAAATGGTGTACCGTTTAAGAATGTATCAATTCCAAACTTTTTAAGTGAGGATACCATTTCTAAAGTTGTGTCAGAATTTCCATGTGACTTTGACACAAACAAAAATTGGTTTAATTACGAAAATCCAGCTGAAGTAAAATATTTGAATTCCAATATAAAAGAACTTCCACCCACTATAAAATCTGTATATGACGCACTTTCTTCGAATGAAATGGTCAACGCGTTTGCCGAGATTTCATCCATAGATAATCTCGAATACGATCCTACGTTATACGGAAGTTCTATACACGCACACGGTAGATACGGAAGATTACATCTTCATTTAGACTACGAGAAACACCCTATACTAGAAAACAAAGAAAGGCGTTTAAATTTAATCTTATATTTAAACGAGAATTGGGATTCTTCGTGGAACGGGCAAACAGAATTATGGAACGAGGATGTTACAGAATGTGTGAAAAAGCACGAGGTTACTTATAACACTGCTACGTTGTTTCAAACAAATAACATGTCATGGCATGGTGTTCCCGAAAAGATTTTATGTCCTCCAGACGTTTTTAGAAAAACGTTAGCATATTACTACATATCACCACTCGTAACCGAACCCGGAATGCATAAATACGGTGTGGATAGTACCGGGTATAGAACAAAAGCATCTTTCGTCAAAAGACCACAGGATAAAGAATCAGAAGGAATGAAGAAATTATACGAGATAAGACCCAAACGTCGTATAGAAACGGATGATATATGGGAAGGATGGAATAAAAAAACTGATTAAAGAAAGTATTCCAGTGTCAGTCATATGGAACTTGAAGAATATAAAGAACTTGTATCCACATATACGAAAGATCCAGATGTGTCAAAGAAAACGTGGGCTGTATCATCTAAATTATGCATGTTGTTTGTGGAGTTTAGACATATGGATATAATTAAGCATAATTTAAACAATATATGTAACGTGTATGGCGGAGGTGAGACGGCACTCGTTATTCTTTATAGTGGAGACAATGAAGATATAATAATGGAAACCACAAAAGATTGGAAAAATGTTATATATCGCAAAATGTTTGATACAAATGTAACCGTGAAAGAATATGACCGGATATTTACAAGTTATGATTTTTGGGATAGTCTTTCAGAGTTTGATTATGTGTTAACAAATTCTTGGGATTCATACATATTCAAAAAAATTCCAGATAAATTTTACAAGTATGATATCGTGGGAGGTCCGTGTGGACACTTTTTCGTACCTTTTGAAGGTCGACTCATGAATATATGCTCCAACGTATGTAAATGTCCTAGATGTCTAGAATATAATCACCATTTTAAAGAGAGTAATTTTAAAGATGCCCCAATTAAATGGATTTTATTGAATGGTGGATTCTTTTTAAGAAAGGTTGAATCAGCTAAAAACTTATGCAAAATAAAACAATGGAGTGGAGAACCAGATGACGTATTTTTTGCTGTATCAGATTTAACTCGACCATCAAAAGATGAAGCTCGCGAATTTGGTATCCAAGATTACAAATACGATGGTAGACCGGTTGGGTGTCATCAGTTATGGATTAAACATGAAAGAGAATATGTAGAAAAACTATTTAGTTAAATACACATCCTTCTTACGCCACATGTCTCCATAATCATTCGTACCTTTCATGTCCGTGTTGTCCGCACCTCGCGCGTTATTATATTTACACTTGACGAATTTGACTCCACCAAACTCGACAAATTCTTCAGATGTATGTTGTCCGATCATACACTTTTCAGGGTATGCTCGAACAAAATCTATCGCGGCGTTCATGTACGCACCCGGTCCCGTCGGATACAAACAATCGAGACCGTAATGTCTCCGTTTTATGTTCCAGAGAAGAAGATCAATCATCTTTTTAGAGATTGAATGTTTCGGTACAGAACCGATAAATGCCGTATACATGCATATCTGGTTCGGGGGACAGTCGACACTCGTGTAGTATTCTTTACCAACCTTTTCGAGTGTTTCTATGGGTTCGAGGCAAACCTGTCTGAGATCAGAATACCAACCACCTTCGTTGTACATGATGAGGTGTCGCATGAAATCACATTTATATGAATACGGTTTGAGTGCTTCGTAGGCTCCGAGAATTTCTTCATCAAAATGTTCTTTTATGTACGAAACACAATCGTCACCCGAATACATCCTGACTTTGTATCCAGGATTCATACGATACCATGTTTCAAGTGCCTTTTTCATGCCATCGGGTAATACCGGAAGTTTCCCGCCATCGACGATGACAACTTTGTGTATAACTTTGGGCACCATTACCTAACTCACGAATGATTTCTTTAAAATAAATTTTACAAATAATATGATTGAACAACACACTGAGTTCAAAGATGTGTGTCAGGGACTGCAGCAGAGCAATGCCACTGTCAAGTAAAAAATTCTCCAATTTATATAACATGCTCGAAGAGGAACTCGACGACCTCAGTCGAAAAAGGTCGGAACTAGACGAAATCATAACCGATCTTTACGAGCTTAAACCACTTTTAGAAAAGTGTGAAAATGACACTCTTGTAAAAGGGTACATAGAATGTGAAACCGAAACATTCTCTTTATCGGAGTGGTACATACGCACCAAACCATTATTAAAAGATTTGGTTTCGTGGCTCAAGATGTATTATGAACAAAAAATTGAAATGTACGATGAAACTGAAAATCTAAAACAGAAAATCAAGACATTACGTCACTCGATACTCGCATCATTTAATAAATCTTAAGAATTTCAGCCACAGCAGGGTGTCTCAGGATATCTTCGTCGTGCATCATTACGTGTTCAACGTATTCAAATTCATTTCCCTTGAGTTTGTGTACGAGATCTGCGAGACCATTTTCCTTATTCGTGAGATCACTTTGTTTTAGATCGCCCATGACCACCATTTTAGAATTTTCGCCCAGGCGTGTGAGTAACATTTTCATTTGGTTGGGTGTACAATTTTGCATCTCGTCACCTATGATGAATGAATCATTGAATGTTCTTCCCCGCATAAATCCAAGGGGTTCTATTCTTACACAATGTTCCATCTGTTTGCGCGTGAGTTGCATTTCAAAAACGTCCATCATTGGTCGAATCCATGGTTCCATTTTACGTTCCATTTCCCCAGGTAAATATCCCATGTCTTCATCCGCAGCTACGATTGGTCGAGTCAGAACGATGCGCCTACATTCTTTATTTTTCAACTTTTCAGCTGCATATTGACACGCAAACATAGTTTTACCCGAACCAGCTGGTCCAGTGGCGATTATGATGGGTTTATGTGATTGCAACACTTTCACATATTCAATTTGACCGGGCGTTTTTGGGATATTCATCTAATATGACTTAAGGTTTTTTCTTTATTATACATTAGAACATGGAGTTTCATTTTGTAAAGGTTGGTCGAGATAGTTTGGCCACTATAACAGATCCTGCACGTAAACCACGGGCGTTATGTTTTAAAGATCGAGTAAATGCATCCAAATACGTCGACTATCTATCTACGTATAGATCTAAATTTGGTGAATGGCCCGTCGTTGACTTAAGCGAACCGGTAACAAAGATAAATGTAAAGTCTAAATTCAAACCCCGCACGGTGGAGTACGTACGAAAGTTCGTCACTATAAGTACGCGCCAACAAGACGAACTCAATGGGATGTCCATGACGTCTGGTCTATCTTACTTTTTCTGCCACACTTTCGAATGTAACGACGATCTCATGAATATCAATTTGCGTGGTCAGGAGATAGACGCTATAATTGACGAAGAAATGTATAAAAATTGGCTTGAATGTAGTTTAAAGAATGTTTAATATATAATATACAAAATGGGAACATTGTCTCTTAAATTTGATCCATCCAATAAAGCCCACGCCGAATGGCTAAAACGTACGGGTGATAGTTTTAAAAAATCTATGCGAGAAAAGCACGACTTCATGGAAGATGTAAACAATAATCCGATCACGGATGAAAAAGTTAAACCACAAGATTGGGCGCAATTACATTTCGTACTCGCTATGAAATATACCAATGCGGTTTTTGATGGTACAGCACACATCCCAAAATAAAAAATTGGCTTACATAAATGCAGATCATCACGACAGTTCTCGCGTTGTTGATTGTGTTTCTCATTCTCAGACAAGTTGAACTGTACGTCCCACGTATTCTAGATGATGATTGGGTCTCCACCAGGAATGATCCAGAAAGAAATGGTGGTCCATTCGATATGTGCTCACCCGAATCACTCGGTGATTGCGACCGAATTAAATTTCCAAACCTAAGTCGTTATTAGATAATTCTAATATTTAATTAAAACAGGATGATCAGAGAATACGCCAAAGACAAATACGCCGATCTTTTGGGTATTTCCAGTGATCACGCATTATCCGTGAATCTCGAGAAAAGTACACATAATTGGGCTGTGAAACGGAGCACATCACTCGGAGATGTTGCCGCGGCCGACAATCCGTATCACATGAACAGATATAAGCATAAATTTCTCCAGATTCAATATAATTTAAAAAAATCACCATCCCTTAAACAACAAATTCTGGATGGTAAAATCAAGACATCTAATGTCATGGACCTTTCACCACAGGCGTTGTGGCCAAATGGACCGTGGGCTAAGATGAAAGAGGAATGTATTTCAAAGGATATGAAGAAAGAATATAAGTCGAATATACTAAAAGATCCAAATTATAAGGGTATTTTTAAGTGTAATCGGTGTAAATCATACAAGACCACGTATTATGAAATGCAAACACGCAGTGCCGATGAACCCATGACTGTATTCATCACGTGTCACAAGTGTGACTCTAGGTGGAAATCTTAATTGAATATTCAGAATTGGTTAAGTCCGTGTCCATATCACCGACCGATAGTACATAATTATAACCAGTGTGTCGTTTTAGGTTACCTTTATTATGTGCGGGTGTGATGTATAATTCATCGTAGTATATTCCATATGTTCGTAATTGGTATTTTGTGAACGCCATGATACCCGGTATATTTGGTCTCGCGGTCATTATGATTATTTTGTATCCCAATTTTACACAATCTTTTAGTAGTTCGATAGCGAGTCTATTAGGTGTCCCATTTGTAAATATGAGTGTATTATCTACGTCAAACATGACGGCGTCATTCGAATGTATATATCGGTTTTTTAATACATTCATAGTAACTTACTTTAAGATTAGAAATTAACTCTATTAAATGGTGAAGCAGATAGTGGATGTTACATTTGATGACGGTAGTATATCTATTTGTAGAATACTCGAAGACTTAAATGATGACGAATATTTGATAGAGGAATTCATCTGTAAACGTAATGGTACGTGTAAATATAGCGGTATTACACAGGTTGTATGTAAAGATTCAGTTTGTGGCTATTACGACGTTGAAAATATAGAAGACACTGGATTATATAGAAAGATATCGGACAATTTGTATGAAGTCGTCGATGAGTCAGACGAAGATTACGAAGAGTCGAGTGAAGAAGAGAGTGACTCTGATATAAGTTTAGACGATGAAGAATAAAAATGTAGTTTTATATTAAATGAAAAACAACTATATCCTCCCAGGTTCCATCCTAGCTCTCGTGATATTGTATACTGTAGTGTACAACCCAAAGGGAAAGAAAGAGGGGTATTGCGGTGCATGCAGTAAATGAAACTTAAAAAATAAACGCGTCAAATAAAAAATGGCACCGTATACGCCACCTAACACACATTATAGTGAATTAGATGTCTCGTCGTACGAGCAAGATGACATTTTCAAATTTATAGGTAAGTCAGGCAAACGCTTTTATTGGCTCACTAAATTTTTAAATTTGTCCTATCTCTGGTACGACAAGAACCGAGAAGTGATCGAAGTATGGGGACCGTATGAATCTCTCCAAAATTTTCAAGCGCATCACATTATACAATGTGAATTAGACCTAAGTTGTAATAAAGATTAGGTATATTATACCAGTATGTTGAAACGACCCGCTTTAAGACCGCGCGAATCGCACGATGTCCCTTCTACTAAACCAGCTGAGGGAACATTTTTGCATTCCATATTACGAGCTGGCGAAACCAAATATTATAAACCGGAGCCCGTGTACATACAAAATTACGAGAATTACATAGATAATCTCAGAAAATCATGTGAACGGAGCGGTGTTGAATTTGTCTTACCAAAAAATGTATTACCCATGCCACCACGGGAAACCGCGGTTCCCCAAAAAGTTGCACCCGTTAGGTACATCGACGACGCTATATTGAAAGTCAACGTTTTGAAATGTGGTAAGGTTCGAGTGAAGATTATAACTCAGATGGCGACACTCTACGAAAAATACATCTCAAAAAATAAGATACCACCGGTTAAAACACTCGCGGCCGCACTCAAGGCTGTTGGTTACGATGAAGATTTCGTATCTAAATTGTCTTCTAAGATAGATAAACGAAAAATTGACATGGACGCGCGATACAAAAAACTTGAACTCGTATTTAACAAACCGTCCACGTCATCCAAGAAGAAGACTAAGAAGGAAATCATTCCAGATGCAGAACCAGAGGAAGAACCAGAAGACGACGACGATGAAGACGACGAAGACGACGATGCCGCCCCCGATGAAGAAGCGATCGCTGCGGATGACGAAGATGAAGACGACGTCGTCGCGGATGAAGAGTATCTTTCGGATATAGAATAAACCTAAGTGAACTCGTATCACATTTTAATTAAACATATGATGTTTATCACAAACGTAATAGCTGGAGACACTATCCTCGACAGAGCTGTATTTGATAACGTCAAATACGCATCTAAATACGCGATAGATAAATCGCGTGAAAAAGTTTGGAGACTTTCTAATAATTCCGTTTATTACGGAAACGTCGAATCGAGAGTGTACGAAATTGATTTATATAAACCATCTAATCACAGCGATGAACATATTCTTTCTTTCCTTGGATCCATGTGAAAATGCACATATGAATTGTGATCAGCACGTGGTCAAAATACAACTGGAAATCGTACAGATGCTTTACACCGCGTGGTATTACACGGGGGAAGAGTCATTTATCATCGAAAATGCACCCTACATCAAGAATGGAAGTCGGCGAGGGTACAGACCGGCCCACCCAAAACATCCGATGACCATGTGGGTTGGTTCATCGCTCGAAAATTACATCTTTGCGTGTAAGATCGGGATTGCACTCACACTCGAATACACGAAACGATATGGAAAGATACACACGTGCGCCAAGCATTTACTTTGGCTCTGTGATAATCGGCCATCTCATTTTGAAAAAAGAATGAGCGACACGGCGTATTACTCGAGTGAAGGTATACCAGAGTGTATGCCCGAAGAATATCACCATCCATCTATCACGGATGCATATCAAATGTATTATATGATGGATAAAATGAAATTTGCAAGATATAAAGATTTCTGTGTTTAATGTAACATGTTAGTCACAGCTAAGCTTTTTAGTGCGCCTTCAGTGAAGGTGAGCAAGAAACCAGAACCTAAATTGTTTAGTGATTTTGTAAAAGGTGTAAAAAGAAATGAAGTTCGCGAAGTTATCGTTCAACCTAATACGAGTGTCGTCTATTATTTGGACGAAGGCGGTCCATCCGTGACCAATTATGTTGGTTCGAATCCATTTTGGGAAACACTCATGGAAAGTGATGCGGATGTAAGCGTGGATTTCGCGACATCTAGTGTGTCATTCGGTGATATCACGTCTATTGGGTTTACCCTACTTCTCGCATTCGCACTCTTACGCATGTTATTTTCAGGTAGAGGAGCCAGCCCTTTCAATATGTCGGAGAAACCAACTGAAGTAGAAAATGAAATAATCACGCGTTTCGACGATGTTCAGGGTATCGATAACGCGAAAGACGAACTCCAAGAGATCGTTGGATTTCTTCGCGATCCCACACAATACATCGTGAGTGGTGCAAAGATTCCAAAGGGCGCTTTGCTCACAGGAAAGCCGGGTACGGGTAAAACACTCTTGGCTCGCGCGATCGCAGGTGAATCCTCTGTGCCATTCATTCAATGCTCGGGTTCATCCTTCGTCGAGATGTTCGTCGGTGTGGGCGCGAAGCGCGTGCGTGACGTATTTGAAATGGCACGTAAAGTGCAACCATGTATCGTGTTCATCGACGAGATAGACGCCATCGGCAAAAAAAGATCTATGAATGGTTTTGCCTCGAACGATGAACGGGAACAAACCATTAACCAACTCTTGACAGAGATGGATGGATTTGATAACGACACACAGATCGTCGTCATCGCCGCGACGAACCGAGCGGATATTCTCGACGACGCGCTTCTTCGCCCGGGTCGATTCGATCGAAAGATTCAAGTGAGTCTCCCGGATGTACACGGCCGAGAAAAGATACTCCAAGTACACTCGAAGAACAAGAATCTTGCACCAGACGTGGATCTCATGAATGTCGCGAGACAAACGACCGGTTTCTCAGGTGCGGATCTCGAAAACCTCATGAACGAGTGTGCTATCCGCTCCGTGAAAGAGGGTACGAATATCATCACACCCTCTATCGTCGAGGATATGTACCAGCGTGTGGTCGTGGGTGCGAAAGGTGGAGCTCCCATGTCCGATGAACGTAAAATGCGTGTGGCGTATCACGAAGGAGGGCACGCTATCGTGGGTGTGTTGATGCCCGAATACGATGAAGTTCGTAAAGTGAGTATCATTCCTCGGGGTGATGCGGGTGGTATCACGTTCTTCCAACCCACATCCGATGAGCGAGGCATGTACACGAAGGAATACCTTTTGTCTCAAATAAAAGTTGCATTGGGTGGGCACGCCGCAGAAGAACTCATGTATGGAAAGGAAAATGTGACGACCGGTGCGACGAGTGACTTCGCACAGGTGTATGCCATCGCGCGCGAAATGGTGATGACCTACGGTATGTCCGAGGCCATCGGTAAGATAAACGTCCAGGATGGGTCTTTGTCTCAACAAACGGCGTATATCGTCGACCTCGAGGTCCACAGGATCACAGACGAGTGTTACTCGGAGGTACTCGATATCTTGTCTTCCCATAAGACAGATCTCGTGGCACTCAAGGACATTCTCATCAGGGACGAAATCATCGATGGGAAGGTCGTGTACGACATGATAAAAAATGTGAATGAATAGTAGATATGGTTGTCATCGAAAATATAACAAGTGGTGAACCTTCTACGTCTACGCCTCGAAAGGCTGTGCTCAACAGACAAGGTAGTTTAATAAACCCACCCAGACCATCTAAAAAGGGTAGGAATGATACAGCTGAAAGAGGTGGTGGTCGTACTTCGCGTATGAGCAATTCAAATAACAATAATCCTGGTGGTGAGACTCCACTCACTGTGTCAGATGTGGCGAGAATGTTACCATTTAATGTTAACAAACCTAAAACATACGAGGTATCAAATGTTGCTAAAGAATTTATGAAAAGAAGTTTAGTACCTAAAGCCGGAAGAGAACTTGTGAATCAAACGCGACCATCCTCTAATAAATCTAAAGCATTGACTACGGTTAAAAAACCTAGTAAAACTATTGTATTATCAAAATCACACAACACACCAACCGCGGTAAGTAGCTCTAGTTCTGAAGGGGTATCTAATCTTCGACGCAAATTTGAGTCTGTTTTTGGTGGTGTCACTGGTGATGGCGAAAATATTAAATTGAACACGAGTGATTATCAAAAACAATTAAACAAGTTGCAAACATCAATCGAAAGTCTTGATAAAAAAATCAATCGAAAAAAAATGGAAAAGAAATCTTTAGCCGTATACAAGAAAAAGTTAAATGCCCTGCTTAATGATGTATCTAAACTAAAACTAGTAATCGCTAAAAGATCATCACCAAAAACTACGACTACGTCTACTCAAACATCACCACCAAAACCGGCTACTATAAGACCCCTTGTTACCAATAAATCCGTGAATAAAATACTCAAAGCGATAACTGAGCGAAATGGAAAAGCCCCCACTACACCACCCGGAATCACAAAAACAAACATTGAACGTCTTCTTCAGCCGTTCAAGCAACCCGTGACTGTGACGGTTGCCCCGTCGATATCGGTCAAGGGTGGTGGTTCTGCGAAAGCTACCGGTGGTTCTTTGCAGCAAACACAGATCCAATACAAAACACCCGCTAATAAAAAGAAGAAGCCACTCAAACTCATTCGTAGTCCGGAGACTATGCGCAAAGAAAAGAGTGCTGCTTTTAGAAAAGAAATCATATCTAAGCTTCGCTCACCCGCGGCGACTAAGCGACGAGAAGCCTTGTATAGCCTTCGCACGCCCACGGTTGGACAACGCAAAAAACACGTGATTCAACTGATCGACCGTGTGCTTCGTCGAATGAAAGCTCCTAAGGACGCGGAAAAGAAACTCATTAAGTTCTACGAAGGCCTAAGTGAGAAGCAGATTAAGAGTTTATTCGGAGGACGTTCACCTGAATTCGTGAAGAACACACTCAAGAGACAGATCGATTACCTAAAAAAGAAAAAGAGATAAAGAATACACTTCATTTCATAAGTAATGAGCTATATAGCATGGGACACTGAGACTACCGGTCTCCCCATGGCCCGGTCCCGGGCAACCCCGGATAACATAGATAATTTCAAACACTGTCGTATGTTGTCGTTGGCACTCGTGAAGTATACCTCGAGCGGACGGGAGGTATCTTCGTATCACGGCATCGTGTATCCCGAAGATTTTGAAGTCAAAGCGACGGAAATACACGGTATCACACCCGAACACGCGAAGGCGGTGGGTAAACCGTTCAAAGAAATGTATGACACGTTCCTCAAGTTAACGCGAGGTATAGATATTCTCGTCGCACACAATTCGCGATTTGACGAAGACGTGTTATTCTCCGAGTGTTACAGACATGGTTTGAGCGTTGAGCCGTTCAAACGTTTTCGTTTCGTGTGTACCCTAGACATGACCAAGCGCGTGTTTTTGCGGAACATGAAATTGGGTGTGTTGTATGAAAAGCTCTTCGGTGAGGAACTCGAAGGAGCGCACGATGCTTTGAATGACTCACGTGGATGTGGACGCGTGTATCCGTATCTTAGAGACAAAAAACCGATACTCAAAGAAATCGGTGTACCCAAGATTGTTCTCAAAGCCTCTGATGTCGCGGGTATCATCGGGAGGAGTCAGTATCGCCCACCTCTAGAAATAGTGGATGAGCTATGGAACAAGTATATGCCGAATACTTTTGCGGGTCAAACCAAGGAACACATCGCCATCAAGGCGATCGATGCGTCTAGTGTGGCGCGAGACCTTCTCAGAGATGCTGAACAATTTAAGTCTACGAACAGTTCCAGCGTCGAACAAAAATTCAGAGCAGTTTCTAATCAATTGGAGAAAAATTCGGGTCTGCAAAAAGTTGAACTCGACGCCGCGAGAGACCACATACGTAAGACGCTGTACACTAATCATGGTTCGAGACACGAAAAAACGACCGCAGATAATTACGAAGACTTACGCGAAGACCCCACATTCTATACATACGAGGTGTGTACTCTCGCGGGTACGACGTATCAAATAGTCGGACGCATAGACCGACTTCGAGAGAATGACGATGGAACGAAAACACTCATCGAGATCAAAAATCGCGCGAGAGGTCTCTTCAGAACGGTTCGCGATTACGAGGAAATTCAGTGTCAAACGTACATGGAAATGCTACGCATAAATGAGTGTGTTCTCATAGAGCAGTATGATTCTAAACGTTTGTCCCACGAGATAAAACGTGATCTACACATGTGGAATGAACAGATTCTTCCGGCACTCAGAAACTTTTGTGAACGTTTCCACGACATGCTTTCTACCCACTAAAAAAATGTACTTATTGTGATTCGTCCACAATAATTACATTTGTATATTATAAATGGCGTCACCCCCACCTAAACGCAAGGCGTCCACACCTCCCAGTACACCCAGAAAAGCACCGCGCATTACTCCCAAACGGCCGAATACACCAAAGACGAAGTCAATAATGTCCGCGTTGGAAAAGTTTAGTTTATCACCCACGACGGCCAGAAGACGCGCTAAAAGTGTAAAGCGTTCTCTTAATGATAATATAAAATCAGCCTTAAACGCACAAAAGGGTAAAAAGAATGCGGCGAACGCGTATCTTAAATCAGGTGGACCACTCAAACTAATGCAAGACCTCTATAAAAAAAATAAAAACAAAAAGTAAGATGGTCCTTAGGTGTATACACGGGCTACCCAGAACAAATTGCGTGTATTGTAGTAAACTAAACGATATATTGAATCAGGACACCATGAGTTATCGTAAACTCATGCGTCTCGTGACGGCTGTGAGTGACAGATCGATCGTAAACACGATCACCAGACTCAGTCAACAACAAGAATATTCCCGTACACCCATTCCAATCAGTGATCGGATGCGCCAAACGGCGAGGAATCTGATAAATGCACCCGGTAATAGAGCGACCCGCGAGCGTTTTGAAAATGCCGCGATGAATCAAATGATTCGAGTGGAATTCGGAGAAGAGGGTGACTACTCGGGTGGTAACACTCGAAGTTTATCTGCATCGGCCGTGAGTGTGTACAGTAGATTGGGTACACCGAGTGTTCGGCGAGCGCGATCGACCACACCCATGTCTACGCTTCGCCCGGCGTCACCCGGATCTAATAACAATAATTCTAATCGGTTTTCACCACCCAGGGTAAAGCGACCCAGAAAATCTGGGTAACAAGTATGGCGAAGCTCGAAGATGCCATCCGAAATATGGCTATTTTTGGTAATGGTTTGTGTTTGGTAGACAGCGCTTTGAGATTTCTAAAATTTGGGAAATAAAAATATTTTTTTAAAACTTTCTTTCGAAAAATAATTCATTTTTCGAAAGAATTTAAAAACTACATTCTAGATGATACCATAATATGATCGAATTGGTTTCCGAAAGGCTCGATCTCGGTAAATCCAAGTACGGTCACGGTGTCTGCACGCACATGGATACCACGACGTGGGGTACGCCAAAGGATTCGTGGATCGAGATGGCGATAGAGGAGTATCTCGACGCGATCGTCTACACGGTCGCAGATTATATAAGGAAGTTCGAAGAACCTTCACAACCAGACGACAACGAACGCATACTCGAGCTCGCGAAGAATCCCGTGCACATGTTGAGTGAGTGTCACATGAAAATCATAAATATGCTGAAAAATCTTGTGGTGGTATCGTTAGCAATAAAATAATCACTATTATTAGATATGTCTAACGGAGCCGTCGCACAGTTAGTCTCGAGAGGGAAACAGGACGAACACATTACTGGAAATCCACAGATAACATTCTTTAATTCATCGTTCAAGAGACACAGTAACTTTTCAACTTTCACTCAGGAGCAAACGATAGAAGGTATACCAAAGGCAGGTGGTACATCTCGAGTCGTATTTAAGCGATCGGGTGACTTATTGGGACACGCATACATAGACGTGAAAATAAATGGTCAAGCCCAATTGATAGACGATTGGCGAAACGTGATAGAATGTGTAGAGTTATACGTGGGGGGTCAAAAAGTGGATTGTCAAGATTCGGAATTTTCCGAAGACATCGCGATTGATTTATTGGCGACCACATACTCCAAGAGCTTTTCTGCGAGTCTTCACGGGGGTCTCGGGTCGAGTTCATTTTTTTACCCATTGAGGTTTTTCTTTTGCGAGTCTTGGCAATCGAGTTTACCGATCGTGGCTTTGCAGTATCACGACGTCGAATTAAAGATCATATGGGCACAAAATTTGAATGCGAATTATTCGTGTCATCTTAACGCGAGTTATGCGTGTTTGGACGAACACGAACGTAATAAGGTTGCCTTATCCGAACATAACATGTTGATTTATCAAGTTCAAACGAATAAACCATCGAATCAAATGATTCAAGAACTCACATTTAATCACCCGGTTAAATTCATCGCGAGTAGTAACGTGAGTGGATCAAATAATCTCGTATCTCGAACGAATAAAGTAAAAATACGAATAAATGGGTCAGATGTAGATGATTACAAGGTAAGTGTGCCTTATTATACGTCCGTGCCGTGTTATTATAACACGGAGTTTTCGGCTGCAAACTCAGAAGGTATGTTTGTGTACCCGTTTTGTCTCGTGACATCCAAATACCAACCGACAGGTACGCTCAATTTTAGCCGCATAGATTCGTGCACGGTGCACTGCACTGAAAATATAAACAGAACCATATACGCAGTAAATTATAACATTTTAAAAATAAAAGACGGCATGGGGCGTGTTTTATATGTAGACTAATTTCTGATGTAGTAATAAACACGATGGGAAGAGAGGATTTCTCCCAGAGTAGCCAGTTAACTACTCTGGTAGGCAGACCAACCAATCGGTACGTTAGATTACCGAAAAATGTAAACACGCTCCGGGGTTTGACGGATGCTAATAAACTCAAACCAAACAATAGATTACATTATTCCATTTATCCGTCGATCGCGAAGGAATATGAGGCGACGTATACACAACTCACAAATCTCGACTTTTATTCGCCTGTCATTACTATATTGGGTAATGATCCCGTATCTCATTTAATAAACACGAATTATGAAGATGCGGGTATCACTGTTGATGTGGGATCTGAATTAGTGTCTACCGTTTCGACGGTTGATACGAATACTTTCGGTGTATACAAAGTCACATACACCGCGACGGATGGTATTAATCCAAACACAACCGTGGTGCGCACGGTTAAAGTGGGATTGCCACCAGATGTTACTATAAATGGACAGAATCCATTTAATTTGGAAAAATTTGACGTGTACGTGGATCCCGGTATTACTATCAACGACTCAAATTCATTCCTTACTTCTACGACGAGTACATTGAATAATTTAGCAGTTGGTACGTACACGGTCAATTACACTGTATCGAATCCAGCATTTACGGAAGTATTTTCTAGAACGGTGCGCGTGGATGATACAATTCCACCCGTGATAACCATCGCTGGTGATAATCCATATGAACTGGAGCGCTTTGACCCTTACGTCGATGAGGGTGCGACTGTTGATTTGGGTTCGGAATTAACTAATACCGATCTCAGCAATGTACAAAACACAGCGATCGGTTCGTTCGATGTCGTGTATACCGCATACGATGGGAATACGACTGTGAGTAATGTACGAACCGTGAACGTAGTGGATACGAAAGATCCCGTAATCACGATACTTGGAGATAGTCCATACACACTCGAGCGTTTCGATGTGTACACCGATCAAGGTGCGACTGTTGACGTGGGTTCGGTTCTCACGACTGACGTCTCTGCCGTAAATAATACATTGATACATGGAAGTTCTTTTGAGGTCACGTATACGGCGACGGATGGTAACACGGCACACGACGTCACTCAAACGAGAACGGTGAACATCGTCGATACTAAACCACCTGTGATCACACTGTTAGGTGACGTTGATCCGTATCAAATCCAGCCAGTCATTCTGTTTCAGGATGTGGACCCGGGCTTTGAGGTTGATTTGGGTACATCCGTGAGTGTAGATTATTCAAACGTGGTCACTACCGATAACAGCAATTTCGATGTTGTGTACAGAGCGAGTGATGGTGTAAATCCGGATACAGTCGTTTTACGACGAGTCGCGGTGGCCGATACGTTGTCTCCGGTAGTAATACTTAACGGTCCGAGTGTAATCACACTTGAGCGTTACGCAGAGTATGTAGAACAAAGCGTAACTCTAGATCCTGGTTCGAGTCTCGTGAGTACGACTACCGATTTAGATAATACAACAGTCGGTAGTTATACTGTCACGTACTTGGCGACAGATAACATTAACCCAAATACGACAAATGTACGCACCATAAACGTGGTGGATACGACGGCACCCATAGTGACCTTAAATGGTGCGAGTTCTGTGACTCTCGAACGCTACGGTGTTTTCGCGGACACAGATCCAGGTGTAACCATAGATGCTAATGGAACACTCGCGTCCGTGGATATTTCTCAACTCAATAATACTACACAAGGTACGTACACAGTTACGTATAATGTGGTGGATGATCACAATAATGCGAACGTCATAACACGCGAGGTTGTGGTTGAGGATACAGTTCCGCCCGTTGTCACACTTAATAATGAGTCGACATCTTATACACTCGAACGCTACGGTGACTGGTCCGCGATAGACCCGGGTGTCACCATTGATATAGGTTCGTACCTTGATTCCGTTACCGTCGATAACACGAGTACGGGTCTTAAAGTTGTTACTTATACAGTGAAAGATGGTACAAATACCACTCAAAAAAATAGGGTCATAAGGGTCGAAGATACAGTTGCACCCGTTGGTAGTATAAAAAATCCATCCTATCAACTTGAACGATTTGCTGTATTCAATGACCCAGGTGTAGAAAATCTTGATGCTGGTACGTATTTAGCTGGCACAGATACCAGCAATGTTGATAATACTCTAGCGCATGGCTCTACATTCGATGTGATTTATGATTTAGGTGACGATAATACGAGTAATCTCATTCTCACGAGAACAGTGACAGTCGTAGATACAACTCCACCAAGTGGTAGTATAGCGAATCCATCGTATGAACTGGAAAGATTCGCCATATTCAATGATCCAGGTGTAGAAAATCTTGATGCAGGTACATATTTAGCTGGCACGGATACCAGCAATGTGGACAACACACTCCCGCATAATTCTACGTTCGATGTAGTGTATGACCTCGGGGATGGAACAAATAACACCCACATTATAAGAACTGTGACAATTGTTGATACAACTCCACCAGTTGGTAGTATAAATAATCCATCATATACACTCGAACAATTTGGTACTTATGTAGAGCAAGGTGTTACCAATTTTGATGCGGGTACGTATTTGGCTGGTACAGATTTGAGTAATGTAGACGCCACGCTACCACATGGGTCTACATTCGATGTAGTGTATGACCTCGGGGATGGAACAAATAACACCCACATTATAAGAACCGTGACGGTCGTAGATATAACTCCACCAGTTATCACACTCTCTGGGGACGATCCGTACGAAGTTATTGGACGTACTACTTATGCAGACCCGGGTGCTACCGCTGATGGGGGTGAAACCGTCACGGTGAATACAACTGGTGTTAATATGAATACTCCAGGTGACTATACTGTTACATACTCCGCGACTGATGCATATGGTAACATTGGTACGGCGAGTAGAACGGTCACAGTATTATTCGGTTGGCCCGAACATCAGAAAATCCAGGCGACGGATAAACAAGCGGGTGACTATTTCGGTACTTCCATCGCCATCTCCGGGGATGGGAACACCGCCATCGTGGGGGCGTATCAAGAGGATGCGGTAGTAGGCACCAATACCTTCCGCGCCGCCGGTGCCGCCTATATTTTCACCTGGTCCGAAACCAGTTCCAGTTGGAGCGAAGAGAAAATCCAGGCGTCGGATAAATCGCCGTTA